GATTGGCCACATCGTTCCAAGCAAAGGCTTTGCGACATTTGAGGTGTACTCAAGGGACACGGTTCAACGTGTGTTTATCGTAAAGGCCAACAGCATTGAAAAGGCTGAGTCCAAGGCAAAGCGGTTCTGTTCTAAGTACAAACATCCATTCAAGGCACTATGCGTTTTGGTTTGTCCATCACTCTAACCCCATGACCACTCTCTCAAACCTCATCTCGGCCCTGATCATCGTAGAGTCCAGCGGGAACGATCTTGCCATCGGCGACAACGGACGCGCTGTAGGCCCCCTACAGATCCACCGCGGTGTGGTGCAGGATGTGAACCGGATCACTGGGTCGCATTACCGCTGGGAGGCCATGACCAACCGGGCACAGGCCAGGGCGGTGTGCGAGGCCTACCTGACCCACTATGGCAAAGGCTGCACTACCGAGGAGCAGGCCCGGATATGGAATGGCGGTCCCCAGGGACACCACAAAAAGCAAGCCACCGAGGCCTATTGGAACAAAGTCCGCAAGCATCTGTAATGAAACCAAAGACCATCAACGTGACCACCGACACACACAAAACTCTCCGGGCCTACTGCCTGGCCGCCGGCCTAAAAATGCAGGCGGTAGCCGACAAGGCCATTCAGGCCTGGCTGCGAAAGGCTGCTAAGTGAAACGGATCTTGGCCATCGACCCAGGCATGAGCGGCGGCATCGCCTACCACGGTCACGGGGGCATCATCCTAGATTCCATGCCTGCCACCGATCAGGATGTCTCTACGCTCATCCTGGATCGATTGGGCATCACTGACGTCTGCTACATAGAGAAGGTTGGAGGCTATGTGGGCGGGAAGGGCGCACCTGGGAGCTCGATGTTCAACTTCGGTAGGAACGTGGGCTTCCTGTTGGGACTCATCGCCAGCACCAAAACGAGGCTAATCGAAGTACCACCCCAACGCTGGCAAAAGACGCTCCAATGCGGCGTTAAAGCCACCTACGGCACAGGCTGGAAGGGCCACCTCAAACAGATAGCCCAGCAGCGCCATCCTCGCCAGGCCATCACACTAAAGACCGCGGACGCTCTTCTTATCCTAGAGCACGCTCTGATTGCGGAGGGGCTTAAGTGAATATCGACATGGGCAAGGCTGTGATTGAGCACAGGAGGAACAGCCGGTGAGTTACACATATAGAACCGACAAGCTATTGGATGCAATTGGCAACGCTCAGGGATTAGTAAATCAACGAAACTGCCCAAAACAATGGGTTGGATTCGCAATAGAACTAGAAACCGAGCTGCAAGAAGCAACACTTGAGATTGAGCGACTCCGTAAATCAAACCTCCAACTCCGAGAAGGTGCGGAGCAACAAAAGCAACGCATCAAGCGGCTGGATGCTGGAGATGCAGCATTGACCTATAGCATTGGATTGGACCTACAGAAGGAGAATGACGTACTGAAAGACCGCATCAAGCGGCTGGAGGAGGCTCTCCGCAGGATCGCGAACGCCGACTACCGAGGCAACCGCTCAACTGAATCTCAGATCGCTTTCGAGGCGTTGAAGGAGGCCAAGCCGTGAGCGATACCCCGCGAATGAGAGCGGCTCAGATGGCTGCAATGGAACACATGACCGGAGATGTTTACCGTGTCGGTTGTGACATTGAACGCGAACTCAACGTGGCAAACGAGCGCATCTCAAAGCTATACGACTACGTTGCCGCGCTTGAAACAGGAGGTGACTTGATGGCCCACGAACTGGGCTTTGGATACGACGTTGATCTGTGGAACAAAGCCAGAGGGGAGGCCAAGCCGTGAGCCATATTGGTGAAGCCAACAAAATGGTCAGCGACACGCCCATCTGCGACTCAACACCGCACAACGTAGCAGACCTCGGTATGCTATGCCGTAGATTTGAGCGATTTGCGGTAGGGCGAGAGGCTTACATCAAACAACTTGAATCCAATAACGACGCAGCCAATGCTGAGATTGAGCGACTGACAAATAAAGTAGCTGAACTTTACGAAGGTGCGGAGGAACAGAATCAGCGCATTAATCGGCTGGAGGACATCATCAATAGAGCAAGCAGCAGGTTCTTTCGCGATGGTTCAAACGGTATGGTCGCAATTGGTATGTTGAACATATTAGAGGAAGTGAGGAAGCTGTGAGCGATACCCCAATATCCGACTCAACCGCTCACAACGTCGCCGACTTGGCAATGTTATGCCGTAGATTTGAGCGATTTGCGGCAGGGCGACAGGCTTACATCGACCAGATTGAAGCCGAGAACGATGCACTCCGCGCTGATCTATTACTGTGGCGTGATACGGAGGCCAAATGAAAGACAGCCCCGCATTCATCTACGTTCACAAAACCAACGGAGCTATCCGAGTGGAAAGTCTAGAGACAGCGCGACGGGTCGATAACAGACCAGAGTGGAAGCACGTCTCAACAGTCAACCCTCACGTCTGCCTCGAGAACATCCTAACAGCATCGACCCGACAAAGGACGCAATACATTAAGGATCTGTTGAAATGAGCGCACAATACCTTCACGACCTGCCTACCGACCACCGGCTGCGGAACGTCGCAATACAGGACATCGATGTCAGAATCCGGTGCCGGCACACCGGTACGACTCGCAATCCTAAACTCTGGAAGATCCGCAAGGACACCTACAACCGCCTGGGCGACACATGGAAGACCAACTTCGATTTCATCCTTCAACCAACCCCATGATAACCGATAGAGACGTAGCAAGATGTATGATCGAATACGGTGGTTCGTTCATCTCCAAATTGGGAGCAGCAGCACTAGCCGCTGATCCTTCAAACCTAAAACAAATACGGGATGCGTTCCCGGACTACTGGGCCAACTACACCAAGATGGCACTTCAACTTTCGGAGGTCGAGAAACAGGCCTCCAAATAACAAATAAATAACCAATAAATAACAACAAAACGTAAGACATGATCATTAAAGCAGCAGGCGGTAAAGAGTTCGCACCGTGCCCCGAGTTTAGTGGCCGAGCAGTGTGCGTAGACGTGACCCCACTCAAGGAGTACGAGACCGAGTACGGTGTTAAGAAGAAGTTCAAGTTCGCCTTTGAGCTAGACCTCATCGACGGATCACGCGACCCGGTGCAGCCCTGGGTGGTGTTCTCAAAGCCCCTGGTCCCCTCGTTGCACGAGAAGGCGGCCCTAACCAAGGTGCTCAAGGACTGGTTCGGGAGAAAACTCACCGATGCCGAGAACAACGGCCTCGACTTAGAGTCGCTGATTGGCAAGCCAGTAACACTCATCATTGCCCATGAGCAAAGCCAGGATGGCACCAAGACGTACGCCAACATCAAGTTGATGATGCCTCACAAGCATGGCGAACCGCTCCAGCCCTCGGGCCTGTGGGTACGGATGCAGGATCGCCCGGCCAAGGATGACGACAAGGTGAAGACTGTGGTGCCGGATGGTACGACACCTCGACCAGTTGACCTAGGCAGCACCAAGGTTCACGTAGGCAAGTTCAAGGGCACACCGCTCTCCGAGCTGGCCGACTCTGCGGTCAAAGGCCTGGGCGAGCACTGGCTGCCGAAAGCCCAGATCAGCGCCGGCAAGACACCGGAGGACAAACAACTCATCGCCGCGGTAATCCAACGCCTGCGGGAGATTGATGCCAAGGATCAACCGGACTTCGATGACGTGCCTTTCTAATGAAACCCAGGAAGCCCTACGTCAAACTGATCGACAAGATCCCCGAGGTGGTACGGATGCGCTCCGAGGGGATGACACTTGAGGAGATTGGGCAGCATTTTAAATTGTCCCGACAACGGATCAAGCAGATCGAGCAGTCGGCCCAAAAGCATGAGAAGATTCTCAAACTATGGGGATTCCCGTTCACGACCAGGACGTTCAACACGCTTGAAAGGTTGTGTATCAATAGTCGCGAAGAAGCGCTGGACCTTTACAACACCGGCCACCTTCAACCAGGGACTATCCGGGGCTTCGGATGGATATCGTACTATGAAATATGCGAGTGGTTGGGAGTGCCTGTAGATAGGCAGCCGCTGAACTTCTTAAACTGTCCGCACTGCGGTAAAAAGATCTGAACACTTTCCGGTAACCTGTTGTTACTGGGGACTCATGGGAAATGCCGGGGGTGCGCATCGGTCGACAAACGCACATTAACTTTCAATACTATTATGCCAGCCAACGATAAAATATACTTCGACATTGAAACCGGGCCAATGCCCCTAAGCGAATTGGTAATCCCACCGTTTGTTGCCAGTGACGTGAAACTGGGTAACATCAAGAACCCGGATCTCATAGCAGAAAAAATCCAGCGTGCAGAAGAGACGCACGTATCCGACTACATCCGCGGCGCTGCCCTGGATGCATTGTCGGGCCAGATCCTGTGCATCGGCTACCGTATTGAGCACGAGACCCCATCGGTCCTGTGCTGCGATGCAGATGGAGAGGCCGAGATGCTGCGCCAGTGGTGGAAGCTCATCACCAGCATGGAGCGCCAGCCAACGATGATCGGTTTCAATGTGAAGCCGTTCGACTTGCCCTTCTTAATTAAGCGCAGTTGGAAGCACCGGATTACCCCACCCTACTGGATCCGGCAGGGCCGCTACTGGAGCGACCTGGTGGTCGACCTGCGCGAGGTTTGGCAGCTAGGCGACAGTAGGGCGCACGGCAGTCTCGGGGCCATCAGCAGGCATCTGGGGCTCGGCGATAAGGCCGGCAATGGGGCCATGTTCTCCGAGCTGTTCAAGACTGACCGCGAGGCGGCGATCAACTACTGCCTGCGTGATGTCGAGCTGACGCAGAAGGTGGCGGATGTGCTGATGCCGGCCTACTAAGCGGTGGACATCGACCAGGACAGCAGATAAGGAAGACCCGTCAACGTGAGCTGTGAGAGGTGAGCGTTGAAACCTTCAGAGAAACCATGATCAATCAATTTTTCCCCGTCCGTATCGTGAACGTCGCGTTGTTTCTCCGCGATTCCTCACCGCGATGCGTGACGGGGTTTTCTGTTTGAATTATGACCTACTCCGAAAAACTCCAACATCCGCGGTGGCAGAAGAAGCGCCTGGAAATCATGTCTAGAGACGGCTTTCAGTGCGTAAAGTGCTCGTCCGAAACCAACACACTGACGGTTCACCACTTTTACTACGTTTCGGGAAGAATGCCTTGGGAATACCCCGGAGGATCAATGGCAACGATGTGCCGAAAATGCCACTTTGAAGGTCACGAGGATTTGCAGTCGTTTCCAACCTTCTTCACCTCTTGGGAGCTGTCAGCTTGTTGCGAGATCAAGCGCCAGATTCAAATGAGCCAGCAGGAGATAGATCACGACAAAGGTGTTTTGTTCCTGGTAGAAAAAGCTGGCCAGGAGGCTGGATGGCCTCCGTTTGAGACAATGCATCTTCTAAAAGACGCCGCGGAACACGGAATCATGACAGCAGCATGGCTGGCTGACCTTTCGAAACAGGTGATGGCAACCCGAGAACAAAAAGCCTCTAACCAATGAGAATTCGCACAATTAAGCCGGAGTTCTTTCATCACGAGGGACTATTCGAAGCCGAGTCGGAAACCAAACTACCGATCCGAGTGGCCTTCGCCGGCCTCTGGTGCATTGCTGACCGGGAAGGCAGATTCAAGTGGGAGCCCAGGCGCATCGGTGTGCAGGTTCTACCCTACGATGGGGTCGACTTTTCACGCGTGCTCGACGCGTTGACCACGCGTGGTTTCGTTTTCAAGTATCGTGTCGATGACGAGTATTTTGGATGCATTCCGAGCTTCCTAAAGCATCAAGTGGTCAACAACAAGGAAAGGGCATCAATCCTGCCGGATTACTCGGAAAATGGGGCAATTACCGAGGAAATCGACGCGTCAGCCACGCGTGAGCCACGCGACGACGACGCGTGCCACAAGGAAGGGAAGGGAACAAGGAAGGGAAAGGAAGGAGTTTCCACGAGAGAGCTTCCTCCTGACCTTGAAGCCTTCCGCCTACGAGTTGGTGCTATGCTTCGCCGTAGGCCTTCGACCAAATGGTCCACCGGTGAGATCAAAAAGCTCAAAGAGGTGTTTGACCTGAACACACCTGAGGAAGACCTCGTTCGCCTGGAGCAACGCTACAAATCCAACGACCCGTATCTCCGGCGTGAACTTGAGACCCTGTTGAACCACTGGAACGGTGAGATCGACAAGACTCAAAGCGATCTGATCTCTGGCAACAACAAGCTAGGCGCTTCCAGCCTAGATATCTCCAACTGGCAATGAGCGACCCCTACTATGCCCAGGACGACGAGTACGGCCTGATCGGAGCCTGTCTCTCCGGCGGTCCCGATGTCTGTTACGAGGTATTCGCCCGGATCCCATCGGATGCAATCCAGCAGGACAAGCTTCGCCAGGTGTACGAGATCACCAAGGCCCTGCTAGGCAGGCACGAGGCAATCAGCCTCCAGACCGTGGTCAAAGAGTGGAAGCGCTCTATTCCTCAACTGACCCCCCCTTTTGAGGAATTGAACCGCTGCGACGAGATCTGCGCCAGCCCGGCCAATTACCCAGAGTTCGCCAAAGCCGTCCTAGAAGCTTACCACCGTCGCCATCTGCGATTCACCGGAGACAGGCTGATCCGTGATTCCGCTGTCACTACCCTCTCGGTAGATCAAATCGTTTCCAATGCCGAGGCAGGCCTCACCGTTGAGGCATCCAAGGAGGAAGTACAATCCAGCAAGTCCGTTGTAAGTCGGTTCATCGACAGCACCCAGGAAAGGTTCAACCGCAAAGGCCAGTTGAGCGGCATTACCTCGGGCTTCCATCGTCTGGACAAGTTGACCGATGGTTTCCAGCTCGGTGAGTTAGCTATCATCGGAGCCAGGCCATCGATAGGTAAGACGGCCATTGCCATAGCCATTGCCAAGGCAGCAGCAATAGACCACCGGGTGCCAACCCTGTTTATCTCGTTAGAAATGTCCGATGAGTCTATCGTGCGCCGTATGGTCTCGACCGTAGGCTCTATTCCGATGCAGGATATTAAGACCGGTGAGATGGATGAAGGAGGAATGAAGGCTATGGGTTCAGCTACAGCTAAAGTAGCCGGCAGTCCTATTTACTATGTGTCTGGATCAGGCATATCCAGCATTGCCACAATCACCGCGGTAATACGCCGTGCAAAACGTAAGTGGGGAGTAAAACTGGTTCTCATAGATTACCTTCAGAAGATTCATGGCAGTAAGTCAGCCGAGAAGAAGACCTATGAGATTGCGGAAGTATCGGGCAAGCTGAAGGCAGTGGCTCAAGATACTAGAACAGCCGTCGTAGCCTTGGCGCAGTTGAACCGTGAGAACGAAAAAGAGAAGCGAGTGCCCAGGCTAAATGACCTTTCGGACTCCGGGCAAATCGAGCGTGATGCCGATCTGGTGCTCCTGCTCAACCGGGAGCGTCACGAGGCCAACGGCGAGGCCATCATCGCCATTGCAAAGCAGCGCGACGGTGAATGCGGCCTCGTGCCTCTCTGGTACGAAGGCCAATACTGCCGCTTCACAGACCCATCCCCAACCTTCCAATGAACATCAAATACGATCTCAACCGCACCAAACTCCTGAACGAAGCGCCTAGGTTGATCAAGTGGGCTATCGACAAGGGCCTCATGTCCTACCCGCTATCCCAGAAATACCACGACGACGGCTCGCTTGACCCGGGCATCGAGGAAGAGATACACGTTGACCCGGACCAATACACCCCGGAGTTCTGTCAGCGTGCATACGAACTCAGGCAGCTGGGTCTAACACTGGACGACACCGCTAAAGCAATTGGTGTATCAAGAGGATCAATTACATACATATTAGCCAAAGGGCATGAAGCAATACTCGCATCCGATAGAATCAAACACGATTTGAAACAGCCATGAACAATCCAACAGCAGCAATCAACATGAATGACCCATTCATTTACGCTCCACAACCCAAAACCGTGGTGAATGAGCCTACTACATCAGGCACAAGGCCCTCGATACACGTCAGCCTGTATGCCTACGGTGGTATCAGTGCAGCCTGCATGATGTCCTGGGTAGGCCTAACAGCCACATTCAGTGTCGGTGATCGTCAGACAGATCTACGAACCATCCGCGAGGATGCACTGATATCCCGAAGCCGTTGCCGTGCTACCAAGTGGTTCCTAGACAGTGGCAAGGACGTATGGGTCCAGATCGACCACGATATCGAGTTCGACCCGAAAGACATTATCCGCATGGCAGAGCTGGCCCATGAGCACCAAGCGACCGTGTGCATCCCGTACCCGTGCAGAACGATTCCGCCCAGGCCTGCCCTCAGACCCAAGGCCGATCATCTGCAGGCCCTGAAATTCCAGTTGGCCAACGCCGAAGCAGCCCCGGAGCTAGTACCGATCCAGATGTTCGCAAGCGGATGCCTCGCAATCCCCCGGAAACGGCTCATAGAGACGTTAGAAACGCTCGGGAGTGTCAAAGTACTGCACCCCTATAGAATCGAGTGGTGCAAGGACGTGAAGGTTGGGGAGTTCCCGACACTGTGGCTGCCGATGGCTGTGGAGACCCTACCCGGGCAGCTAGAATACCTCAGCGAGGACTTTGCAGCGGCCATGAGGATGAGTTTATGTGAGGTGCCCCACTTCGCCATGATGCCCAAGAAACAACTGAACCACTGGGGTGAGTATCCCTTCAGCTTCAAGCCTTATGCAGGGTAAGAAGGACAAGAAGCCTAGCTTGCATGACGTAGCACAAGCTGCTGGTGTATATCCACACCACGCACAATTTGTTTTGTCTGGCAAAGAAAAGGTGCCTGCTGGTGTTAAAGAGAAAGTGCTCAAGGCCGCTAAAGAGATTGGATACGTTAAAACCAATCATCCAAACCAACACTCAAATGACAAGCTAACACAAGATAAGGCTGACATTGTGTTTGCGGGTATCATTGAGAACAAATCACTAGATAGCATCGCTGCAGACACAGGCCTAAGCCCCACCACTGCTTTCAAGCTGATACGAGGAGTCAAGGTTCCAACGGATTACCCTGACAACGAGGACGACTGGCGTAAGGACGTGACCGGATTCCTGGAGGTTGCAATCTGGAAGGGAACCAAGCGACTGGCTGAATCCTCTATTAACTTGATCGATGATCGTAGTTTACCCGTTGCGGTCGCTGTGCTGACCGACAAACTTTCGGTCATCAAGGGCCAGCCCACCAGCATACACCTCTCGATGACTGCCTCGGTCAACCACCGTGACCTCATGGCAGACCTGCGTGACCGCAACACGATCACTGTGAACGACGAACAAACGCCCGACGTGGTTTAGGTAATGGCCCGAAATGTCCTACCCCTACCACAAGTGATCACACAGAAACCACGCATTTAGGCCTGTTTATGGCAGTCAGATGCACAATAGCAGTTATATTCACTTCGACACAAAAACACGCAGCAATAGCCCGTAAACATTGGGTCAAACGCACTTTTGCCACCGCTCAAAAGGCCAATGTCCTACCCCACCGCCAAGGTCAGCGACAAGCAGGCCCAGGCAGGATGGGGGGAGGGGGTCAGGCCATCGGCTGCAGCGCCAAAAGGCGACGGGTAAACCAAAGCAAAAAATATTAACAAATGTCCACCCCCCTCTGCCTCCTCTGCTCCAAGCCATTCGTTATCCTCAAGCACCACACCGGCCCTAAGCAGAAGCGCTTCTGCACCGAGGCGTGCAACACAGCCTGGTGGAACGAACAGCCGTTGCACCCTGTTATACCCCGGGTCGACGCCGCGCACCCTCGTGCTGTCGAGTTGCGCCTCAAGAGAACCCAGTTGGTCACACTGGAAAAGGCTGACCCGTACACCTACGGCTACATCCCGGACCACTGGGAGATTGGCAACACCGAGTACGCACTCACCCAGGAGCTCTTGGTATCCGGCGGCAACCGGGCAGGTAAGACGCTATGGGCAGCCCGGCGAGTGGTGCAGACGCTGCTGGAGAAGGAGAACGCCGCGGTACTGTGCTGCCATACCAGCCATGCCACCTCGGTGACTGTGCAGCAGCCTGCGATCTATAACTACCTACCTGTAGCACTACGAGGCACTAAGAAAGGCCGGATCCACTATCTCAACTACTCTCGGAAGAATGGTTTCACCGATGGCAGCTTCATCCTCCCTAATGGCTCTCGGTGCGACTTCCTGAACTACACGCAGTCGGAGAACACTATCGAGGGGCGGGAAGCGGACATGATCTGGTGCGACGAGTTGGTGCCACAGTCATGGGTTGAGACTCTTCGCTACCGGCTCATCACACGCCGCGGTAAGCTACTGGTGACCCAGACACCACTGGAGGGCGTTGCCTCGGTCTACAAGGAATACACCGCCGGCTCTGCTATCACTCGGTTCGACGATGCCGAGCTGCTGAAGGGCAAGCAGGCGCTGCCTACATGGCCTGTGGGTAAGGCAGCCAGGACGATGGTGCAGGCCCAGACCAATAGGCGGACGGTGTTCTTCTTCTCGGAGGACAACCCCTACAACCCGTTCGACGAGATGAAGCTGAAGCTAATCACGGCACCTATGGGGCAGATATTGACCCGGGCCTATGGGTGGGCCAGCGACAACATCGGCAAGGCCTTCGCTAGGTTCAGAGTCGACATCCACTGCATCGAGCCCGAGGCAGTGCCTCCTGGGGGGACGTTATATATGGTGTGCGACCCTGCCGGCGCTCGGAATTGGTTCTGTATGTGGATGCTGGTGTACGAGAATGGCCGGAGGATCGTGGTCCGGGAGTTCCCGGATTACGCCAATTATGGCGAGTGGACCTTCCCATCGGAGAAGCACGACGGCAAGGCAGGCCCGGCTCAGACACTGGATGCGGGTAGGTCGATATCGGAGTATCGGACCATGTTTCGAACCATTGAGGCAGAGCTAGGCTATGGGGAGCCTGTGATGCGATTAATCGACCCCAAGGCCGGCGGTAGCCCTGCACTATCGGAACAAGGGGGCACTACACTCATTGACCTACTGGCTGAATCGGACAACCCCAATGACGAGGGCATGGCCTTTGTGCCAGCCCCAGGCGTGCCTGTGGACCAGCGGACAAGCGCCATCAACAGCCTGCTGTCCTACGATGCTACGCAGGAACTTACCCCGCTAAACGAGCCGGCGCTGTATGTGGTCAAGACCTGCAGCAACCTTATTTATGCGCTATCAGAGCACACAGGCCGGGATGGGCAGAAAGGGGCATCCAAGGATCCTATAGATTGCATCGGTATGCTTTTGGTCTCGGGCCTTGCTTACGTTGGCCAAGGGGGCTTTGATTGCCGCGGCGGCGGTGGATACTAACAAAAGACACTATGCAAGGAGATTCCTATAAGCAGTCAGCGGACGTAATGGCACGGGTCGGCGATGAGCCCAATGTGTCAGCGCTTACCGAGGAGTTGAGGCGCAGCGCGACTGATTACGGCACATCGGCCCGGGTGGACCGTGTCGAGTCGGTTCGATTCTGCCGATGGCCCGGTCAAACCGAGGACGGCAAGAAATGGAACGACGCCAACAGGAACAAGCCGGCGTTTCCCTGGGACGGTGCATCCGACACGCGCATACCATTAGCCGACGAGGTGATCAACGGCCTGGTCGACCTGTGCTCGACATCCTTCTGGCGCTCAATGCTCCGGGTCAGCCCCACCAACGTGTCGCAGTTGGACCAGGCTGTGACCGCGCACAACCTGATGGACTGGGCTATGAACGCCCGGATGTACAACGACCTGACCCGCGAGGTCGAGTTGCTGTCCCAGTATCTATGGACCTACGGCTGGACCGGCGTCCATGTAACCTGGCAGCAGGAACTGGGACAAAAGGAGCAGTCACTGACCATGGACCAGATCATGGCACTAGCCACCCAATCGCCCGAGGGCTCGGTGCTGGCCGATATGCCAAACCTGATTGCCAACCCGGAGGCCGACGATCAATCAGCAGAATTGCTACTCACTGCCTTCCCCAATCTTAAGAAGCGCCGTGCATTGAGGGCTGTCCGCGACTTGAGGACTGATGGCGAGTGCTCATTCCCTGTGCCCACAATGACCACCAACAAGCCGATGATTGCGGCCCTGTCGCCTTACGACGAGTTGGTGTTCCCGCCCGAAACCACCGACATCCAGAGTGC